TCTTCTTCCGAACTTTCTTTAATTTTCAACATCCCCTTTTGTATCTCATACTGATCTCTCTCTATTCGCAGCTCCTTAGGAATGATAGCCCCTTTCCTAAGAAGTTGTGCGCGCATAAGACGGGGATTACGGTGGTCCGGGAAATACTGAACCCCTGCCTGACCAAAGTCTATAGCTCTCTTGTTTGGTAAGGTGACTCTGTACTTGTGAGTAATAGAAGGACTGGGTTGTAATACGACGTGCATTAATAGAATATAAGGAAAAAAATACATTAATAATTATGCTCGAATACACATCACTCGATGGTACGACAATTAATGTTGGTCAAAATGCGAAAGAGAATGATGAGTTGACATTAGCCAGCGCCCCCAGATACTGGTGGATGCACGTTGCTGGGTATTCTGGGGGACACGTAGTTATATGTGATGAAAGGGATGTTCTACCAAAAGAAACTCGCAAAGATGCAACTGCACTCGCGATATACCATAGTAATGCACCGGACACTAAAATGTCTTGCGTTGACATGGTTAGGGTTGAACAAACTGTATGGGTTAGACAAGCGGGTAAAGTCAAGCTCCAAGGGGAAGTGAAAGAATTTTCAATTTTTATGAGACGGGAAAAGGACCGAATCGAAAGACTCATAAAAACAAAACGTGTTATTTAAAAAGATGATATATGGATCTAGAGTAAGTCTGTATATAACCCGGAAATATAGTAAACTTCTTTGAATCCCAATTCAATGAGCTTTTCTGCTGCATATCTTGCACGTTGACCTGTATTACAGTATACAAGTAAACCCTTCTTAGGTAGTTTGGACGTCGTTTTTTCGCCAATTTTGTTCACTGGAAGATGGAACGCGCCAGGATAATGTCCGAGCCGCCATTCCGTTATTGTACGGACGTCTATAACGCGTTTTACTTTTCGACTTTTGATAAGACTTTTCGCTTTCCGTGACGTTATGAGTTGACTCCCCGTATATGTATACGCTGTTAGAACCCCGAACCCACCGAGAAGTAGGTATGGTATCATTTGAATTAGTGTTACATTTTAAAAAGTCGTGTGGTTGAACCGAGAATAACGAGAAAGGTTCTACTTCCATAGATAGTTTTTGTTTTTTAGATTGAATAATAATTTCTTTCTCCCGGGTACGTTTCATGTTACTTAATTTTCTATCAAACATAGATCCACTTAGTTACCAAATGCAACACCAGCCATACCATTCTTGATACGAAGAATGTTATAGTTGACTGCGTAGGCTCGAACCATGTTACCGACACGGGTACCATTACCCTCGAAGGCCAGTTTAGCGTTATCGATACGGGAAAAGTTCAGAGTACCAGTTGGTTGTGACTTGTTCATAGTGGTACAGAAAGGCCATGTGAAAGTAGACACAGTGCTTAGAGCATCTTGGGGGAGAATAGAACAGTGCATTTCGGGTACGACGTTGTGGTGGAAGGCCGCCGACATGTTCTCGAATAGAGGTGTACCGTTTATGTATAAGGTAGACGTATCGAAAGTCCAGTTAGTAGACCATTTATTATTGTCGGCCTCGGAAGAAACGACGTGTACGGCTTTAACTGGGTGGTTGAAATAGGTCAGATCGACCTCGGTATCGGCAGGGGTCATGGGCTGGTACTGAGTTTGTGTAAAGAGAATCTCATGTTCGGTGTTGGTGAAGAATTCACGCTCATCGGTGTCGAGATAAACGTAGGTACCGAATACCTTTACGTTACTGGGGGCGAAAGTTCCACCGCGGCACTTCACACGAATCTCGACATCGTGATATTGGAGCCCAACGAGGGGTAGGGCTTTAGTCCAGTCATCACTGAAGAAGAATGGGAGAATATAATGGTTGGCGGCAGTAGACGAACCCAATGCATTCTGGGGAACCTCGTCGAGAGTTACCGCACACGAAGCCTTAGCTTGTGTATCTTTATACAAGATGTTATGGACACCCTGGATATACAAAGCATCAATCTGGGAGACCTTTTGACCTCCGATCCAAAGTTGGAATTCAGTAGTAGTGGATTCATCCTTATCGAAGAAACCTGTATTGGCGTTACCGACACCACCGATGTTTTCGGCTTCGATCCACACATAGCTTAGGAGATCACCCTTAGATTTGATTGGTATAGTAACTTCGTTACCACTCGCGAAGGTACCGATGTAATCGAGCCTTTCTGGCTTGATGCTAAAGTTGGTGTGCCTCTTGTAGTTTTGACGGAAAAAACTGACTTCGGGTTGACCTGTGATATAAACATCCTGGGCACCCACTGAAACGAGGTCAATTAAAGCAGCTGACATTTATTAGTAAATGATATTAAAATTTTAGCTCATTGTATACATAACAGGAGATGGGTGTAGAATTTCAGGCATTGACTTGGGAAGCAGTAGACACGGACGAAGAGCATTTAGTAAGTATATTTGGAAAAGCTGAGGATGGGAGGTCGGTGTGTGTGACTACAGCATTCACACCTTACTTTTTTATCAAACTCCCTGAGCGTACTACTCAGCAAACGATACAGGAGATATACGGTGTCATCGATAAAAAGTGTCCCGAATGTCTGGTTTCATACACTATTATGAAATCAAAAGATGTATGGGGTTTTCAAAATAATAAAGAGTTTGGGTTCATGAAAATCGATTTCAAAAATCTCGCGAGTCGACGCCGAGTGGACTACTTCCTGAAAAATCATATTCAACTTTCTACTGGTACGCAAAGAATGAAAGTGTATGAATCTAATCTCGATCCAGTTCTCCGCCTGATGCATAGGACTGGTATTCAATCGACAGGTTGGTTGAAGACGGGTGATAATTGTGTCCGTTCTCATCTCGCCAATGTAGATGTTGATCTATTTTGCACCGATTGGAGAACCCTTTCACCCGTTGCACGCGACGACATTGCACCATTTGTTGTAGCTTCATTCGATATTGAGTGTAATAGTTCTACTGGAAAGTTTCCCGACCCAAACGTGCGAGGTGATGCATGTTTTCAAATTGCGATTTCGTTATGCAAGTTTGGTACCGATGAACCGTACGATAAGACGTGTCTCTGTTACAAGCAGACTGACCCCAAATTAGATGGTTCAAATATCATAAGTTTTAATACGGAAAAGGAACTACTTGAAGCGTTCCAAAAATATATTCACGAGAAGGACGTGGATATAATGACCGGATGGAACATTTTCGGGTTTGATCTTAATTATATTTATACGCGGGCGTATATGACTGGTTGTAACCCAGAGTTTTTCAAACTTGGTAAACTGAGAAATCAAAACTGTGAAATATCCATAAAAAAATTGAGTTCGAGTGCATTAGGGGACAATGTATTGAAGTTACTCCCCATGTCTGGTCGTTTCATTTTCGATTTGTTTCACGAAGTAAAAAAGGGATATAAGCTTGACTCATACAGTCTTAACAATGTATCCAAGTTATATCTAGGAGATCAGAAAATTGATATGTCACCGAAAGAAATGTTTGCTCGGTATGTAGAAGGTGACCCCGTGAGGTTGCGAGAAGTGGCTGAATACTGTATCAAGGATACTTTACTACCACATAAACTCATGAAAAAGATGTGTATTCTTCTCAACCTTATAGAGATGGCTAAAGCAACCTGGGTACCCTTATGCTTCTTGGTTGAACGGGGGCAACAGATCAAAGTGTTTAGTCAACTCACCAAGAAGTCGCGGGAAATGGGGTTCATGGTACCAACGATTCGTTACGGACAGTTACCGGAAGAACAATACGAGGGTGCGACGGTACTGGAAGCCCAGAAAGGTGCGTATTACACACCAATCACAGCCCTTGATTTCGAAGCCCTGTACCCTTCAATCATGATGGCTCACAATCTATGTTATTCTTCGTATGTTATGAATGACAAGGATTATGGAAACATACCTGGAGTAACATATGAGACGTTTAAGATTGGTGATAAAACCTATAAATTCGCACAAGACGTTCCAAGTCTACTACCTAGTATTCTTTTAGAGCTTAAACAATTTCGTAAGAAGGCTAAACGAGATATGGCTGCGGCAACCGGGTCCATGAAGGAAGTTTATAACGGTAAACAATTAGCCTATAAGATATCTATGAACTCCGTATACGGTTTCACGGGTGCCGGAAAAGGTATCTTACCATGTGTACCTATCGCATCTACTACAACGTATAGGGGTCGTGGGATGATCGAAGAGACTAAGAATTATGTTGAGGAAAACTTCCCTGGTGCAAAAGTAAGGTATGGTGATACAGATTCGGTCATGGTTGAGTTTGACGTCGGCGACCGCAAAGGTGTAGAAGCGATCGAATATAGTTGGGAGGTTGGGGAACGGGCGGCGGAGGAATGCAGTGCTCTTTTCAAAAAACCGAACAATCTCGAGCTCGAAAAGGTATACTGGCCGTATTTTTTATATTCGAAAAAGAGATACGCCGCGAAGTTATGGACAAAGGGGAAGGACGGAAACATGAATATGGATTACATAGATGTTAAGGGTCTTCAACTCGTGAGGCGAGATAACACTCCTCACATGAGAGAAGTCTGTAAGGAATTGTTAGACGTAGTATTAACTTCTGGTGATACCGGTCCACCAAAAGAATTAGCGAAGGAGCGAGCAATTGAACTCCTTTCCGGTGATATACCGAATGAAAAACTGATTTTGAGCCAGGGTCTCTCAGATAGTTATAAAGTTGACGGAAGATCTGTATCTATAACAAGTCCAGAGAGCTGCAATATCAACCAAGCTCACGTACAAGTAGTTAACAAAATGAGAATGCGTAAACCTGGGTCAGAGCCACAATCGGGTGATAGAGTACCGTATTTACTTACAGATACGGGCAATTCCAAAGCAAAAGCATTTGAAAAATCGGAAGATCCCAAATATGTAGAAGAAAATAACATTCCAGTTGATTACAAATATTACTTCATTAATAAGTTTCTGAATCCCGTGTGTGATTTATTAGATCCACTGTTTGAAAATACTAAACAGGAAATTTTCGGTGATCTCATTAACCAATGTAAACCACCACCAAAAAAACGCGAACCCGCGTTAAGCACGATGAAAAAAGCGGATCTTATAGAGGAATGTAAAAAACGCGGACTAGATTGTGAGGGTAAATCTGCGGATCTGAAAGAGAGAATTAAGTTTGCCCGTGTAGAACATGAAGAGAGTGTTGAAGATCTATTTAAAAAATACGAACATGAACAAAGTAAGTCATGAGTTATCAAGAAAGAATTATTGAAGTATTTGAAGAAGAGTTCAAACTTCGGGTCGATGGTATGATGACAGAGTTTGCAGAAATTATTTCTAAAAAACACCAGATATCCTTGGAATTACTGCTAAGAGATATTCCACTCCTGTCTCCCACCGCGGTTTGCAGGGGTACAAAACCGGATGGTTCTAGATGTACTTTCAAAGGTATTCATGATGGCTATTGTGGTAAACATAAAAGACAAGGAAATCGAATAAAACAGAGATTTCATGATAGTCATGACGGTCATAATCACGGACCAGGATTATCATATGTTGTTGGATGTCAAGGATGTGAAAAATCTTTTTCTTCGAAACAACTTATAGATTTGAATTCTATAATGGGTAATGAGTAAATTCAGTATTCTACTAACATCCATAAATAATTTTTACAGTGAAGAAGACAATAGGTCCAAATTAATGAATATACTAGATAAGACGAGTGGCATTTCATTGAGAAATTTGGAATGGTTCATCACCAATTACGCAAAGAAAAATCACACATCTTATAAGACTAATGACGGTAAACTATTCACCGTACATTATGCATATAAATCTAGTTTAGATGGATACAGTAAAAAACTATTTGATCCATTTTGTCGTTCCGAGAAGTTTCCTTATACAGTCCCAGGTACATCTCATGAAATTCATACAACTCTAGCACAGTTGAATTTCATCAAATGGTGTATCAAAAATAAAATTATAGATTATATTAGCGATCATCGCAAGTCGTTATTTAGTAAACACTCGCAGGTACAACCCGTCCCTCTTCAAATATAAGTGTCTGATAGCCCGTGTAATACATGTGTAAAGAATATGTATTCGAAGACACGTCCACTTTTGTAGTATCCAAGTTTACTTCGATATTCGTTTTATCAGATTGAATTTGACTAAAATCCAAGTTCCCCGATGGCTCCACATTTACAGGATTCATCGAGAAACTATACGTGTAAATATTCCTGATTGGTCTCGACAA